GTCCGAGCCGGTGCGGCCGCCGCTCTTGCGGGGCTTCCGGCCGGCGTGGTGGTGGGCGTGCTCGCCATGCACTTCGCCGACGTGCTTCTTCTCGTGCTTGGCCTCGCCGCCATGCTTGCGGCGGGTGCGGCCACCGTGCTTGCGCTCTTCGGCCTCGTCCTCGACCTTGCTCTCGTTGTAGCGCTTCGGGCGCATCTTCAGGTCTTCGGCCGCTTCCGCTTCCCCGCCGGTGGCGCGGTGCTTGCGGTGATGGTGTTCCTTGTGACCTTTCATGGGTCGTCTCCTTAGCCGGCGTAGTTGGTCTGGCCGAAAAGACCGGTCACGGAGCCGATATTGGCCAGGGCCGGCGATTGGGTGATGCAGAGGCGCTTGGACCCGTCCGAGGCCGACTGCGTGGCGTAGGAGCCGCGCACGTCGCCCGTGGTGGCGGTGGCCGGGCTGGTCGTGTCGCCTGCGGTATAGCCGGTCGTGGCGGTGATGCCCGCGCCGCTCCAGGAGATGCCGACATCGGCCTCCGTGCCTGGAACGAAGGCCGCCGAGTAGATCGGGAAACCATAGACGTCGCTGGTGCCCACGGAGACGTTGGAGCCCGAGAGCGTGCCGGCCGGGGTCACCGAGGCGATGTACTTGAACGCCTTCTTGCCCGCGGCCACGCCGGCGTTGGCGCCGGTGATGGTCTCGGTCAGCGGATAGCCGTAGATGTCGTAGCCGCGCACCGTGAAGGTCGCGGTGGAGTCGTTGCCGACCGAAGTGACGCGAACGGCGCGCGAGATCGCCTTCGTCGGGTCCCAGATCTGGACCGTGCCAGCGGAGCCGAAGCTCACCAGGCCAGCCGCGCCGTCGATCGCCAGGAGCCCCGTGACCGAGGTGTTGGTCGCGGCGCTGACGATGGACACGCCGACCGTGATGCCGGAGCCGGTCGAGGAGACCAGCGTCAGCGGCGTGGCGGCGGTCGGCACCTGGGCCGCGGCGATGTTGGCCGCCGCGATGGCGGAGGGCACCTGGTTGACGGTCAGGATGCGGCTGACGCCGAGGAACCCGGCCGTGACGTTGCCCATGTTCTGGCCGGGCTCGTAGGTGTAGAACGGCCGCGGGTCGAGGAGGCCCAGGCCGGCGAAGAACAGCGACGGGGCCGCCTCGGGATTGTAGTCGCTCGGCGCCTGCCCGTAGCTGATCACCGGCCCCGACATTGCAGTGATGCTCATGTTCGGTATTCCCTTAGAGGATCACTGAATTACGAAGTCGGGAACGAGCCGTAGACCGCGCGCGGGTTGAAGTACGAGTAGCTGAAGCGCTCGTAACCTTTGACCAGCAGGTTGTCGGTCATGAAGTCCACCTGCATGTCCGTCTCGAAGGCCACGCGGCTCATGTAAGCCAGGCCCTTGATATTGGTCAGCATGAACCAGGCGAACGGCGAGGTCAGGAAGTCCATCACCATGTAGCCTTCGGGCAGGCCGCCGGCCGTGGTGTGGATCGCGTTGACGTCGTTGTCGGCGGTGCCCGGGCGCAGCTCCGTCTTGGTCAGGCGGATGGCGACGGGCTCGAGCTGCGGCGGCACGATCAGCTTGCGGCCGCGGGCGAAGACCTTGAGGCCGGCCTGGTCGCGGAAGTTGGTCCGGATGCCGATCATGGCGTTGAGCAGCGTGGCCTCGTTGAGGTCCGTCTGCACGGCCGGCGTGTTGGCGTACGTGCCGCCGTCGATCGGGTGCGCCGTGGAGCACAGCGCCACGCCGTCGCCGCCGATGGCGTTGTTGTACGTGGTCGCGGTGTTGAAGACGTTCGCCGCGTAGATCTCCTTGGTCTGCTGGAAGGACTCCAGCAGGCCCAGGTTCGACGGGTGGAACTGGCTCTTGTAGAGGTTGTCGTCGATGGCCTTGCGGGTGATCGCGTAGCCGAGGCCGACCTCGATGTGCTCCTGGTTGAACACGAACCGCTCGCCCGAGCCGTTGTCGAAGCCGGTCTGGCCGCCTTCGGTCTTCAGTTGGGCGAGACCCAGGTAGCGCATCTCGGCCGTGCGCTCCAGCGCCAGCTTCGAGTCGTACTTGGTGAAGACCTTGCCGTACTGAACAGGGATCTGCTCGTACTTCCCGGTGATTTCGCGAAGACCCGGAAGGAGCAGGTCCTTGATCGCCGAAAGATTAACAGCCATCGGAGCCTACTCCTTAGGAGATGCCGGTCTGGGCGCCATTGGCGCGCGTCAGAGAGTTGTTGAACTGGACCAGGACGTAATTGTACGCCGTGGTCGTGTCGGTGCCGTTGACCCCAGGCGGGTCGGTCTTCAGGCCGACGACGCGGAACGGCAGGGTCGCCGTGGTGCCGGTGCCCTGGACGTACATGCCGGAGACGCCCGTGGCGGTGTTGCCGGTGCCGACGACGAGCTGGATGTTCTGACCGACCGCGGACAGGCCAAGCGCGGCGTTACCGCCCTGCACCAGGAAGACGGCGTTCGGGTCGCTGATGACGTAGGCTTCCACGTCGCCGTTGGCGTCGGAGCCGGGCCAGTAGTTCGACCAGACGGTGCGCTTCTGAGCGACCGAGAGGTACTTGCAGCCGATGAAGATGCCGGCGAGCGCGACGGTGCCGGCGGTCGCCTGCTGGATGTAGCCCGTGACCGAACCGGTGACGGGAACGACCGCATCACCGAAGAAGATGGGCGTCGAGTTGGTCGACGCGATCTTCATCACGACCTGTTCGAAGGTCGGAGTGGTGCCGATGCCAGAGTACTGGCGGAATCCGAACGGCGCCTGGGTGTTCGCCATAGACGGATACTCCCCTAGAGGAGGCCATCATCAGGCGCCGAGCCGATTTAGACCGGAATGGACGATCCGCCACACCGGGGGCGGATTTGACACCTACTATGCCGTTCGGATTCTAACCTGTCAATGTACTTATTCGGGGATCGGGATAGCCTCGATCGACTTCTTCACGTTGACCAGAGAATTGCCCTTGTTGGACCGTTCGAACTGGCCTTCCGGCGCCTGGTTGAGCTGCTCCTCCTTGGAGCGCATCTGCAGGGCGGCCGCCTTGCGGTCGCGCAGCCGCGCCTCGTCGGAGATCTCCCGCGGACGCTCCATCAGCACCATGCCGTCGCGCTCGATGGTCTGGCGCGACCAGCCGGCGGGCATCAGGTGGGGATGGCGCGAGGCGGGAACCGGCTCCCAGCCCCTACGGGCGAGGCTGACCTGATAGGCGGGGTCTTCCTTGCCCAGCACGGTCATGCGCTTCCACTCGTATTCCCACGCCTCGGGGACGTCGGCGGAATCGATGAAGAACTTGTCCTCACCCTCCTCGAGGGCGCCGCCGTGCTCGCGCAGCTCGGCCACGCGGCGGGCGGCGCGAGCCCTGGGGTCCTCCGCACGCGGCGCGGCGCGCATCTCGGGGCGCGGCGGGGCGGCGGCTTCGATCACCTGGGTTCCACCATCGCTCACCGCCTCGGCGGTCGTGGCGCCGGTGATGGGGCTCTGCGGCTTGGCCGCGGTCGTCGGGCGCGTGCGGCGTTCGTATTGGCCACGGGGCATCAGTGCAGCTTTCCTTGCTCGCGTTGGATGTTCTGGAGCTGCCGGGCGTAGGCCTCGGGGCTCATGTCCATCATTCGGGCCATCTCGACCTGTTCGCGGGTCAAGGTGACGGTGTTGGGCCGGGGATTGACCGGGTCGCCCGATCGGCTGACCGGGGCGGCGGCGGGCGCGGCCTGGCGGCGCGGCGTCTCCGCCGTGGGCTCGCTGGCGCGCGACACGTCAGGCTGCTTCAGCCCTAGCGTCTGCTCGACGAACTCGAAATAGGCGTCGGTGTCCGGCGTCAGGCCGCGACCGTTCACGGCGGCGTTGTGCGCGCCGATCATGGCGGCGTACTTGCGGTCGTCACGGGCGAACTCCGGGTGCGCCCTCACCCACTCGGCCGAGCGCGACGTCATCTGCTTGGCGAGATGCTCGACACGGTCGACGACCGGCTCGGGTTTGGCTTCGCGCTTCGGGGCCTGCTCCAGCGCCTGCTTGCCTTGCTCGAGCTGCAGCATCTTGGCGCGGTTGGCGGCCATCTCGTCGGCGATCTCGGCCTCGGTGTCCACGTCACCGGTGGCGCGCGCCTCCTTGTACTTCGCCTTGAGGTGTTCCTGCTGCTGCTTGACGAGCTCGATGGCGTTCGAGACCAGCGCCAGGTTGGAACCCTGAGTCTCCTCGGCGGCCTGACGGGCGCGGGCGTCGGCTTGGGCGGCCCGACGCTCGGACTCCTCACGGGCGCGACGCTCGGCCTCGAGCTTGTTCTTCAGCGCCTGGATGCCCTCTTCCGGCTCGATAGCCTTCGGCGCGTCCTTGGCCGGCTCTTCTGCGGCCTTCTGCACCTCGACCTTGGGCTCGACTTCGGGCGCAGCCGCCGCTTCCGGCTCCGGAAGGACGACTTCGATCTCTTCGGGGGCGTCGCTCATCAGTACACCATGTCGGGGTTGGGGATGCGGCCGCGGATCTGGTCGTCCTTGACGACGCGGCACTGCACGCCGTTGACGTTCTGCGACCAGCCGTCCGAGACACGGAAGAAGACCCAATCGCCCTCGCCCATGTCCTCGGGCCAGCGATAGGCGCCATCGGAGACGAAGGCGTCGGGGCCGGTCTTGACGATCAGCGCGACCTTGCCCTGGTAGGCGTCCTCGTCGCGGGTCTTGTCGGGCAGGTAGAGACCCGATTGGGTGCGCTCAGGCCTCATGTAGATCGCACAGAGGACTTGGTTGTGGAGGAGTTCATAGCGGCTGAGGTCGCCGATCTTCTCCCAGATATCCTTGCGCGGGTCATCCGCGTGCAGCATCGGCCGGGCCGGCATCTATCACCTTTTGCTGAGGATCTCGTTCGCGCCGTCGATGAGGCTGTCGAGTTCCAGGGTTAAGCCTCGGATGAGGCCACAGTTGAACTTGTAGTCGTCCGGACTCATGTGCCCGGCCGCGAGGTTGTCCTTGAGCTCGGCGACACGCTGGTCGCGCTGCTTGGACAACTCGCGTTCAAAGAGGGTGTTGAGCGTCTGCATCGGATCAGCGCTGGAGGTCGATCTTCTCCATCCGGCCCTCACCGCTGCCGGCGCCAGCGTCCAGATGCGTGCGGCCACCCCGCTTGCGCGGCATGGGCGGGGGCATCGGCGGACCGCCAGGACCGCCCGGTCCCGCCTGCGGCGGCAGCATAGGCATCCCCTGCGGCGCCTGGGGCGCGGGGGCCATCGGCATGGGCCTGGGCGGCATCGGCTGCGGCGCCTGCATCTGCGGTTGGCCTTGCGGCTGGTCCTTGCCGGTGGCGATGACGATGTTGACGTTCATCTTGCCCTTGCCGGCGCGCCCGCCGGACTTGCGGGCCACCCGGCCGCCGTCGCAGTCGTGGTGACGCATGTCGCGCAGGGTCTCGGCGAGATGTGCGCGCTTGGCGACCATCTTGTTCGAGCTGTGCTCGGCCTTCTCCAGGCGCTTCTCGGGGATCTTGTCGCCCTCGGGGACGTGCAGTTCCTTGTGCAGTGCGCCCTTGTGCTCGACGGCGCCCTTGATCCAGTGGGCGTCAGCCCGGCCGCCGTGCTTGCGCTCGGCGCGGCCGCCGCGCTTCTTGGCCTGGGCGTCGTCGTTGTCCTTGTCGCCGCCATTGCCACGCAGGCCGTTGGCCAGCGCCAGCGCCGGGCTCAGCATCTCCAGCGAGCCGCCGATGTCCTTGTGCGGGCGACGCTTCAGCGCCTCGGCCTTCACCTCGCGCTTGATGAGCGCGACATCCTGCTTCTCGTCGCCGTGCTTGGCCGCACCCCCGCGCTTCAGGCCGGCGTTGCGCATCATCGAAGAGCCCGTGGTGGGCGAGAACGCGAAGCGCTCGGTCGGCACCGTGCCGCCGCCGTCAGCCTTCTTGGCGCGCGGCTTCCGGCCGGCGTGCTTCGGGCCATGCTCGCCCTCAACCTTGCCGCCACGCTTGAACTTGCGCGCGACCGTGGGCTTGGCTCCGGTCTGCTCGTCGCCTTCCATCGGCGCGGGCGTGCGGTAACCGGAAGCGTCGACCTTCTGGGCCGGATCGCAGGCCGCGTAGCGCTTGGCCTTCTCATGCATCGCCTTACGGGCGGACTTGGCGAGGTCAGACATTCATCCACTCCGAGGACGTATTCGAACGTGCGAGCACAGGTCGCGAAAGTAACATAGTTCGCGCGGAAAAACACTTTGTCATTGCGACAGCGTCTTCCTAAGCGCGTGTTGAATGATCTTGTCGGCTTCTGCGGGTCGCTTCGTCTTGCGCGACTTCAGCCATTCCTTGAATGCGTGCATCGATATGCTCTCGATGCTGCCCATGCGCCGGCGTCCTTTGTTGTCCGAGAAGGCCTTGCAGTAGGCCTCGACCGCAGACCTCTCGGAATCGAAGCCCAGCAGGCACTTGTGCTCGTCGAAGCGGCCGGTCCTGTGGTCCACCTGGTTGACGATGAAGACCTGGCGGCTTGCCGGATCGGGGCCGATGTAGACATCGACGTGATCGCCGTCCGCGCCCTCGGTGCCCTTCAGATAGCCGTAGTCGGCAGGAAGCTCACAGGCCCACGGCTTGCCATCGGGGCCGACGCCGCGGCGGATCGAGCCCTTCTTGTTCTCGATGGCGATCGGCAGGCCCTGGAAGGAGACGTGCTCCTTCTTGTAGTTGCCGGCCGCCTTCTGCGCCTCGCTGGGCGCATGGTTGACGAGGTTGCACGCCGTCAGCACGGCGGCGCGCGCGGCGCGTGGCGTCGATGTCAGCGCCGCGGCCACCGTCAGTCGCCCATCAGTTCGGCGAACAGCGCCTCGGCGTCGGCCACGTTCTCCGCGCCGCCGCCGTTCGGACCATAGAGGCTGATGGCGATGGTCCGGATGGCCTTCTCCAGTCGGGCGATGCGCTCTTCCAGCGCCGGCGCGGGGTCCGCGGCCGGAGCCGGAGCCTTCGGGTCGGGGGTCTCGCTCACGCTTGGTCTCCTTGCTTGGCCAGGCCCGGGATGGGGGCCTCGTTGCTTTCAAGCTGGTGGATGAACTCCGGCGGCAGGAAGCCTTGCGACTTCAGCCACTCGACGCCGTTGGGGTCCTTCAGCAGGTTGCCGACGAGCTGCACGGCCCCGAGGCGCTCCTGGCTCTCGCGGTCGCGTTCGCGGTTCTCGGCCTCGAGCAGGTCTTCCTGGTGCTTCTGGGCGAGCTCGACGCGCTGCAGCTTGAGCTTCTCGGCCTCGATCGGGTCGACCGGCTC